ACGGTAACTACAGAAGCAGTTACGTTGATTGATACTAGATTAGCGCAAATTTCTACAGACCCAGGCAGCGGCCCTGTTCCAACTTCTGGTAATGAAGCGGAATATGATAAATTAGTAGCTATGCGTTTAGATTTGTTATCGTTTAAAACACATACTGATACATTGGCAGGAGTAACTGAACCTACTACTACAGGCGGATTTGGCGGATGCACAATCGCTGATTTATTAGGTAATGGGTGCAAGCCAGCTGAAGATGTACCCGATGTTGATCTTCAAGTATTGGTTGATGGATTTAAATCTGGTGCGTTGATATCTCAATTTAAAACAAATTTATCTAGTTTGATTGCAAATCAAACAGGGTATACGCAAGTGTCCGCATCTATTAATAGTCTGCAATCAAGTATTCAAACTTTTAATTCTACAGTTACATCTAAATTAAATAAGATGATAATTAAAAAAGCTGTAGAAACATATATTACAAATTTAGCATTTAGTCTATTATCGGGATGTAGTAGTCCCGTAGTAAATGCTACTATTCGCCCCGAGGCAAAATCTGCAATTACCCCATTTATAGAATATCAACAGAAAATTTTAAATGGTTTGCTTAATGCAGATGGTTCTACTCCTGGCGCGTCTGACACCTCACTAACAACGTAAACAGAAAGATATATTATGATCGTAGTTGATTACAGCCAAACGGCAATTTCAAACTTGATGGCAGAAATTGGAGGTCGAAAAGATATTGAGATTCAGGTGCCGCTATTGCGTCATATGATTTTAAATTCTATTCGGGGGTACAAACAAAAATTCGGCAAAGAGTTTGGACAAATTGTTATTGCTGTTGACAACCGTAACTACTGGCGCCGTCAAGAATTTCAGTACTACAAAGCAGGTCGCAAAAAAGCGCGCGAGGACTCTGGTCTAGATTGGAAAACAATCTTTGAAGCGCTTGATCTTATTCGTACCGAGATTGACAAATTCTTCCCATACAAAGTAGTTAATGTTGATGGTGCAGAAGCAGATGACGTTATTGCAGTATTAGCAGAGTGGTCTCAGACAAATGATTTTGCTGAGGGCGGTGTATTCAATGATGAACCTAAGCCTTTCCTAATTGTTTCTGGTGATCATGATTTTATTCAACTACAAAAGTATAAGAATGTAAAACAATTTTCTCCAGTGCAAAAGAAATATGTGAAACCGGAAATGTCTGCAAACCAGTATATTTTCGAACACACAATTAAAGGCGACAAGGGAGATGGTGTTCCTAATGTGTTATCTGCAGATGACAGCATTGTTGCAGGGGAGAGACAGAAACCGATTACTGCTAAGAAATTAGAGGCATGGTATAAAGATAAAACATCTATGCCAAATGATGCGGAGTTTATTCGTAATTTTGAGCGCAATCAAAAATTAGTCGATTTTAATTTCATTCCAGACAATATTAAAAATTCGATTATAAATAATTACGCAGGGCAACCTGATAAAAATAAGAGTATGCTTTTGAACTTTTTCATTGAGCATAAAATGAAAAACATGCTAGAATTGATTGAGGAATTTTAATGAAAACACTGATCCCACAAATATTTGAAGAGATTGAAAGATCACCAAATAAACAAGCAAAAATTAATTGCTTGAGAGCGTACGACCATCCTGTACTACGAGGGATGCTTCAAATTAATTTTAATCCTAATTTTAAATTAGATTTACCTTCAGGAGTACCTCCTCATAAACGAGACGAAAAAATTCCAGTTGGATATTCAGAAACAAATCTTTTTGCAGAATTTCGAAGAATGTATATTTGGGGACAACCAAGTAATTTGACAAAACTTAAAAAAGAAATGTTGTTTATTCAATTACTTGAAGGTATTCATTGGACAGAAGCAGATGCTCTTTGTTTGTGCAAAGATAAAAAACTGCAAACCAAATATAAAACAATTACAGAAGATTTGGTAAGAGAAGCATTTCCAGACGCATTGCCACCGCCTGTTCCAAAAGAAGTAATTAAGAAAGAACCAACAGCAAAAAAAGAGAAAGTCTCTTTGAAAGGTTGACTCGGTTCTTCAAACGAGACGTACCAGAACCGGTTATAAGTGAATGGACATATTATGGTGAAATACCGGATGATCCAAAACACGACCCTAGAGTTTTGAACACCCACCAATACAGAGCATTTGACAAACGTTGAAAAAGATGTTATAATATATTATGGGAGATTTAATATGACAATGCACATCGTTGGACCTTGGTTATCTACAAACGGTAAGAAAAAGGGTAAAGTTAAATTTAAAAGTGCAGAAGAGGCACGTAATGCAAGAGCTCTTGCACAAGAGTGGTCTTCTATGAAAAAGAAGTGGGGCGTTGAGATTGAAGAGTCTAAGCGTAAACGAGCTATGGCAGCTGAAGTTTACTCTCCCCCAGTATCATCCAATCCAAGAGGTGTTACTAATAATATCCAGAGTTTAAATTCAAAAACAACAGGCCCGGTTTCAAGTAAGCCTTCACCTGTGTATACTGGTACAAAAGTGCTAGGCATTGGTACAATGCATAAATCTAATGCGGTTCCAATCTTTAGCGATGACGAAGCAAAAGAAATTTCTACAATGAGGCGTTAATGAGAAAAATAGTTTTAGTTACTGGTGGATTTGATCCTATCCATTCTGGTCATATTGAATATTTTAAAGCAGCTAAAAAATTAGGCGATTTGCTAGTTGTCGGTGTTAATTCTGACCCATGGCTTGCCCGCAAAAAAGGCGCGTCATTTATGCCGGCCAATGAACGACATGCAATTGTAAGTAGTCTAAGCATGGTAGATCGCACAATGTTCTTTAACGATAACGATGGATCAGCTAAAAACGCAATTAATGATGTACGCGCACTGTACCCAAACGATAAAATCATTTTTGCTAACGGTGGCGATCGCACACAAGAAAATATTCCCGAGATGGGTGTTAAAGATGACAATATAGTCTTTGCATTTGGGGTCGGTGGAGAAAACAAAATGAATTCTAGTTCATGGATTCTTCAAGAATGGAAAGCACCAAAGACCTCGCGCGCGTGGGGATATTATCGTGTTCTTCATGAACAAAACAAAGAAGTTAAATTAAAAGAACTTACTGTTGATCCAGGCAAATGTTTAAGTATGCAACGACATAAAGATCGTGCAGAGCATTGGTTTGTAGCAGAAGGAACAGCTACGGTTTATTCATTAAATCGTAGTACAGATGTTGAGCTAAAGGGGACTTATGAAAAATTCGAAAGTCTGCATATTAGCAAAACAGAGTGGCATCAGCTTTGTAATGAAGCTAATGTCCCATTGAAAATTGTCGAAATCCAGTATGGCGACAATTGTATTGAAGATGATATTGAAAGGAAATAAATTATGGCAGGTATCCCATCTAACCCGGCAGATCGTAAAGCAATTTTAGAATGCATGAAAGAAATTTCAAATAGCATGGCCCGCATGGACGGCGAGCGAGAATTCATTCGTGAAGCAATTAAAGATATTTGTGAGAAACAAGAACTTAGCAAAAAGACTTTCCGTCGTATGGCTAAAGTATATCACAAACAAAATTTCAGCAAAGAAATTGAAGAACACGAAGAGTTTGAAACAATGTATGAAACCATCACAAACTCAACAACAATGAATAGTAAAGTAGCATGATCCGTTATATCCTTGAAGCAACCTGGCGAGATAAAATTGGTCGCAATAAAAAGCAATCAATTATTGGCGTTTATGCCAAATTAGAAGAAATCGAAATAGCAAAGCAAAAAGTTTCAAGTGAACCGCATACGTATAAGAGTGTTACATTTAACGTACAATCCGAAGAGCATCCATTTTTTGCTTAATTTTTAAGCATAATTCCCGTATGCTTGACAAGGATACTATTTTCTGTTATAATTAAGACAAGAACTTAAGGAAACGTGAATGACTACTTTATCTACTATTTTTGACTCTTTAGCTGCTGACAATTCTCGCCTAGCTAAAGAAGCAATCTTAACTGCTAATAAAAATAATAAAGATTTACAACGAGCAATTAAACTTGCTCTAGATCCACTTATCAGTTTTTACATTCGTAAAATTCCAGAATACAAAGCAACAGGCAACACAAAATTGTCCGATGCAATGAATACTCTTGAGAATGAATTTGCAACTCGCAACTTCACTGGTAATGCTGCAATTGAACTTTTAACTAGTGTTTTGGAATCTTTAAATGAAGCAGATGCCAGTGTTATTGAAAAAATTATCAAGAAAGACCTTCGATGCGGGGTTTCAGAAGCAACAGCAAATAAAATCTGGCCTGGGCTTGTATCAACCTACCCGGTTATGTTGGCTTCTGGATTCGACCAAAAGCTTGTCGACAAAATTAAATTCCCGGCATTTTGCCAATTAAAACTTGATGGAATGCGTTTTAACGCAATTGTAAAAAATGGAACTGTTGAATATCGTAGCCGCAATGGCAAAGAACTTACTATTCCAAGTAAGTTATTTACTGACGCCTTTCTCAAGCTTGCTGGTTATTATGATACCGGTATTGTTTTTGATGGTGAATTACTAGTAGTAGATTTTGCAGGCAAACCTCTTGATCGCAAAACAGGCAATGGCATTTTGAGCAAGGCAGTTAAGGGTACAATGTCAGAAAAAGAGGCAGAGTCTGTACGTGTAACACTATGGGATGCTATTCCATATATTGACTTTAAAGCTGGCGAGTATGCTGTGCCCTACAATGATAGATTTCAATCATTGGTTAAGCGCACTACACATCTAAAAACAGTTAATCGTGCATTAGGCACATTGATTGATTGCGTGTGGACTAAAGAAGTAAATACTCAACTTGAAGCACAAACGATTTTTGAAAAATTCTTAGCTGAAGGTCAAGAAGGTACTATTCTAAAATCTAAGACCAACTTCTGGGAAGGCAAACGATCCAAAGAACAGATTAAATTCAAAGGTGAATTGGAGTGTGATCTTGTAGTCGTTGGATGGGAAGAAGGCACCGGTAAGAACAAAGGTCGTCTCGGCGCATTAGTTTGCGAATCATCCGATGGTCTTATTCAAGTTAATGTTGGATCTGGTTATTCTGACGAACAACGTGAAGAATATACTAAAGCTGTTATTGGCAAAATTATAACGGTTAAATACAACGCAAGAATTAAAGATCGCGGAGAAAATGTTGAACGATTATTCTTGCCAATCTTTATTGAAATGCGCGAGGACAAAAATGAAGCAGACCCAATCGGAAAAATCAAATAAAAGTTATACCATCGAATTAATTGAAGATGGTGATGATTTAATATTGCCATTGCCAGAAAGATTGCTTGAAGAAGCAGGTTGGAAAGATGGGGATCTTTTAGATTGGTCTGATAATGGTAATGGTTCGTGGACTTTAAAAAAAATACCGGAAGTAACACCTGAAGAAGAAGAAGCGTGGAAAGAAATAGAACGCAAAAATAATATATAAAGAGAAGGAACCTCTTTATGAACGCTAAAGTTTTTAGATTCCCAGACACAAAAAAGATAATTGTTTATAAAATTCCGTTATATACGGATGAGGATATATTTCTTACTGTTTTAGCGGTTAACATCTTTAGTTCATTTCCTCATAAAATAACCGCAGCTAATTTAGAAGAATGCGATCCTGTTATTGTTATAGCTGCAATATCTCAAGCATGTACCTTAGATATATTTTCAGATTCCGCAAAACAAACTTATCTTAATATTATTGAATCCGTTGAACGACTTGAAAAATGAATATCTTTTATCTACATAATGACCCTAAAACGTGCGCTGAACTACACAACGATAAACACGTTGTAAAAATGATTCTCGAATATGCTCAATTACTTTCTACTGCTCACAGGTTTATTGACGGTGTCCCTAGTGTTGATAGGGGAACTAGGACTGGCAGACAACGAACCTCGTATATACTCTCTGATAGCCGCGATGCTGTGCTTTATCGGGCTACTCATATCAACCATCCTTCAGCAATTTGGGTAAGACATTCTTATGAAAATTATGAATGGTTGTATAAGTTATTCATTGCAGTATTAAACGAATATACCCATAGGTATGGTAGAATACATGCTACTGCTAGACTGATAGATGTATTATACACACCTCCAACGCATATTCCTAAAGGAGTGGGG